CAGATCCCAAATCTCTGGTAGGTGTTCAAAAATTAGCTGCAGCTAACTCTAATGTAGCAACACGTCATGTTCTATTAAGTTCTATGTTTCTAACAGCAGAGGTTGCTGAAGCTTTATCTTTACGTATATCTGATATACTGGAATATTCTCCAACCGCAGACGCTTTCGTTCAAGCAATAGGAGCTCATAATGTAGCTACACTTAAAGAGATGTCCGAGCTTCATTTATACGATTTCGGTATATTTATAGAATTAGAACCAGACGAAGAAGAAAAGCAATTACTAGAAAACAACATACAAACAGCCTTGTCTCAACAGTTGATAGATTTAGATGACGCTATAGATATCAGAGATGTTCGGAACGTGAAGTTAGCTAATCAATTATTAAAGATAAAGCGCAAGAAAAAACAAGAACGAGATCAAGAAATCGAACAGGAAAATGCGAAAGCCCAGGCAGACGCGAATGCACAGGCTCAACAAGCCATTGCTCAAACTGAGATGCAAAAAAATAAGGAGAAAGCTGAAGCGGACACGCAACTAGAACAAACTAGAGCGCAAGCAAAGTTGGCTCACTTGCAGGAAGAGGTTAGATTAAAGAAAGAACTCATGCAATTTGAGTTTGATTTAAATCAGAAACTACGAGACCAAGACCGTGAGGAAACTAGAGGTCTAGAGAAAATGAAAGAAGATGGTAAAGATAAACGAGAAAAAACAAAACAAACGAGTAAAAAGTTTGAGTCTTCAGGTAATGATATACTAGGAGGCGGAATGGGTTTAGACAAGTTCAGCCCACAAGTTGGTAATTAATTATATAATATTGTATTATGGAAGAAGTAAAAAACGAAGAAGTAACCGAAGAGGTTACCCAAGAGGAACCTCAAGTTGAGGTTGTCGAAGAAAAAGCCCCTGAGCTTGATTTAGACAAATTCAAAAGCAAAGATGACGATAGTGTTATCAAAGTAGATTTAAGTAAACCACAAGAACCAGAACAGGTAAATGAAATTGAAACCGATACTAAGGAGGCAGATAATGAAGTTGCACAAGAAGAGGACGTCAATGACGACGCGCCCGCGCTTGAGGAAGTAACAGACGAAGAGGTAGTAACGGAGGAAGAGGTAATAGAAGCACTTGACGCTAATGAGGAGTCGGGTGAAGCTATTCCAGAGAATGTGCAGAAGTTGTTGGACTTTATGAGTGAAACTGGCGGTGATCTTGAAGATTACGTAAATCTAAACAGAGACGTTAGTGAATTAGACAACCAGGATGCACTGCGCGAATATTATAAAAAAACTAAACCTCATCTAAACTCGGAGGAAATTAACTTCCTTATGGAAGATAACTTTTCATTTGACGAGGACGTAGATGATGAAAAAGAAATTAAACGTAAAAAATTGGCCCTCAAAGAGCAAGTTGCCGAGGCCAAGACCTACTTAGACGGGCAAAAGTCTAAATACTATGAGGAGATTAAAGCTGGAAGTAAGCTCACTGAAGAGCAACAGAAGGCAATTGATTTCTTCAATCGATACAATAAAGAGTCGGAGCAAAAGCAGGAGTTAGCTCAAAAACAGACATCTAGATTTAACAAGAAGACTGAGCAAGTTTTCAGCGACAAGTTCAAAGGTTTTGAATACAACGTCGGAGATAAAAAATTTAGATACAATGTTAAAGACGCAAACCAAGTAAAGGAAGCCCAGAGCGATATCAACAACTTTGTGAGAAAGTTTCTCAATGAAGACAACACGTTATCAGATGCTAAAGGTTACCACAAGAGTTTGTATACAGCTATGAACGCTGACGCAATTGCTAATCACTTTTACGAACAAGGTAAAGCGGATGCACTGAAAGACAGTGTGGCTAAAGCCAAAAATATCAACACAACAGCTAGATCTTCTCATGGAGAATCTCAAGTTGGAGGTATGAAAGTACGAGTGCTAGGTGATGATTCTAACTCTTTTAAGTTCAAATTAAAAAATAAAAACAAAAATTAAAATTAAGAAAAAATGGCAATTACACCAGGAGGTAGTTTGAATAGTGTTGTAGCACCAGTGCAACAAACGCTAGCATCGAACTACATCGATTTTACACATGCTGACACCGCAGGGTGGGCACAGCAATATTTACCAGACCTTATGGAAAAAGAGGCTGAGGTTTTCGGACAAAGAACAATCTCTGGCTTCCTTGCAAAAGTAGGGGCTGAAGAGGCGATGACATCTGATCAAGTTATTTGGTCTGAGCAAGGTCGTTTACACTTATCTTACAAAGGCACAGTAGCTGTAGCTGGGGATACAAATGGAACTTTTACAGTTGTAACTGATATTGACGATAACGCACTTACTACCACTCACGGTATTCGTGTTAATGATATCGTACTTATCGCTACAGCAGGTATTGTAACTAAGTGTCTAGTTGTAGAGACTCCAGAATCTGCTGTTGTCTCTGTTGAACCTTACGACAAGGCTACTCTTGCAGGACACGCTACTACCGCTAGCGGGTCTACGTTATTAGTTATCGGTTCTGAGTATGGTAAAGGACAAGCTTACTCTGACAACACCGGTACTTGGAGTGCTGAGAGACGTACGGCTCTAAAGCCTTCGTTCAAGTCTTTCACTAATAAGCCAATCATTATGAAGGATTACTACGAGATCTCTGGATCTGATGCTTCACAAATTGGTTGGGTTGAAATTTCAGGTGAAGAAGGACAGAATGGTTACCTATGGTACCTAAAAGCCGAAGGAGACACTCGCGCTCGTTTTACTGATTACTTAGAAATGGCTATGCTTGAGGCTGAGAAAACTCACGTAGATTCTATCGTTGGTTTTGCTGACAAGCAAATCCGTGGTGCTGCTGATGGCGGTGCAGGTAGTGCTGGAACTGAAGGTTTATTCGCGGCTATTGAAGCTCGTGGAAACGTAACTTCAGGAGTTACAGGTGTTAACGCTGCTACTGACCTAGCAGAGTTTGATGCTATCTTAGCTGAGTTTGATAAGCAAGGTGCTATTGAGGAGAACATGATGTTTGTAAATCGTGCAACTAGCTTAGCTGTTGATGATATGCTTGCGTCTATGAATTCTTATGGTGCTGGTGGTACTTCTTACGGAGTGTTTGACAATGACGAAGACATGGCTCTAAACCTTGGCTTCTCTGGTTTCCGTCGCGGATCTTACGACTTCTACAAGTCTGACTTCCGTTACTTAAACGATAAAGCAACTCGTGGCGGTATTAATGATGTTGCTGGTAGCGCTGCTATCCGTGGTGTTATTATTCCAGCTGGTACATCAAGCGTATACGATCAGTCACTAGGTAAGCACCTTAAGCGTCCTTTCCTACATGTTCGTTACAGATCTTCTCAGACAGACAATCGTAAGATGAAGACTTGGGTTACTGGTTCAGTTGGTGCTACTACATCTGCGCTTGACGCAATGCAAATGCACTTCTTATCTGAGCGCTGCTTAGTTACTCAAGGAGCTAACAACTTCATGTTGATGAAGTAAACTATATTTGACGAAACTACCTCACCTTCGGGTGGGGTAGTTTTATATTAATTTTTTATTATATTATATTATGGCTAAAAAGCAAACAAAAAAAGTGGAGGTTGTAGAAGAACCTCTAGTAGAAGAAACAGTTATGGTCGAAGAAGCTCCTGTAGAAACTTACGTGGAGCCTAAACCAAAACGAGTTGAGAAAAAGAATAAGGTATTAGATGATGGTTGGGAACTTAAAGATAGGATATATAGACTAACAGGAGACAAGAAACCTCTATCAAGATCTATCAAAGGCGCTAATGTATATTGGTTCGATGAAGAGAAAGGATATGAGAGAGAGTTAAAATACTGCTCTAACCAAAGGACATGCTTTGTCGATGAGATGCAAGGTGACCAACGAATGGAGCATATCGTCTTTAGATCTGGACTTCTTATAGTAGAGAAAGAAAAGGTTGTGTTACAGAAATTCCTCTCTTTATACCACCCAGACAGAGGCACGATGTTTTACGAAGAGAAACCTGCAGCAAAAGCAGCGAACCAAATCGAAATACTTGAGATGGAGATTGAAGCGCTTAATGCTGCTAAAAATCTAGACATTGATATGGCTGAAGCAGTCATGAGAGTAGAGATTGGTTCTAAGGTATCAGAGATGAGTTCTAAGGAGCTTAAGCGAGATCTGTTGCTATATGCTAAGAGAAATCCTGGTTTGTTCTTAGAACTTGTTAATGACGACAATGTAGTTCTCAGGAACTTCGGTATTAAAGCTACAGAAATGGGAGTTATTAAATTATCTTCTGATCAACGTACGTTCTCATGGGGAACTAATGACAGAAAGTTAATGACTGTTCCTTTTGATGAGCATCCTTATAATGCCTTAGCCGCTTGGTTTAAGACTGATGAAGGAATGGAGATATACTCCAATATAGAAAAACGATTAAATTAATAATCATCCATAGTAGAAAGGCCACCAATCGGGTGGTCTTTCATACTATGAAACATAAAAAGAATTATGGCAGTAAGTGTAGACACAGTATATCAAAGAGTATTAGCCCTTGCTAACAAAGAGCAACGTGGGTATATCACTCCACAAGAGTTTAACTTACTTGCTAATCAGGCTCAAATGTCTATATTTGAGTCTTATTTTTATCAAAAAAATCTAAGGGAGAAGACAGATAAAGACTCGTATATAGAAACTGACGAGACAAATCTAAGCGTGTTAATGGATAGCAAGCTTGGTCCTTTTCAAGAGTTTCTACCAGTAACTAGCGGTCATACTTTTCCAGCTAACACAACTGTTAGTGGTGTTTCTTACGCTATATTCCATTACGGTACGGTTATGTTAGGTGATGAACCTTGCCAGAAAGTGTCCATGTTTGATGCTCAAAGATTAAAGAAGTCAGTGCGTCACATGGCTGTTACAGATACTCAAGCTCCGTTTTACACTGACAATAGAGTAAGTGGTAGAGATATAGTAGTGTACGCTGGCGGAACGGCTGGTTCAGATGATAGTGAAGAAACTTCTGGTGTTACAGTAGAGTGTTTCAGAATCCCTGTTCCAGTAGCGTGGGCTTATGTAGTTGTAAATGGTAAAGCTCTATACAACAGCTATGCAGCTGTAGACTTTGAATTACACATATCAGAGGAAGACACTTTAGTTAATAGAATACTGCAACTAGCGGGTATCGTTATGAATAAGATTGGTTTAGCAGACACAGCTAATAATCTTAATCAAGCAGAACAACAACTTCAAAATCAATAATTAGATGGGTATAATAAGACAACATCCCGATACGTATTATAATACCGGTATCGAGATAGGTACTGAAGAAACTTGGGGTTATTATAGATATATACCGTTAAGTGAGATTATAGATTCTTTTGCAGCCACATATGTGGGGAAAGGTAAGTTATGCGATGGCGTGTTACTCAGTGATGTCACGTTTCACGCTATAAGAGGTTTGCAAGAATTGAGTTATGATACACTGCGTTGTACTAAAGACTTAGAGTTCTCAGTCCCATCTACATTAGTAGCTGTTATGCCATTAGATTATGTTAATTACGTTAAGGTCTCTTGGAGTGATAGTAATGGTGTTGAGCGCATAGTGTATCCTACTAGCAAAACCTCTAATCCCTTTAACGTTAATGAACCTATAAGTAATGATGGTACTTTTGAAACTACGGGTTCAGGCGGGGGTAATGATAACCATCCGTTAGGTTTAACGCGAACTTCACCTGTTGACGGTGTGGCGCAGTCAGATACTTGGGTAAATTTTAAAGCTCAAGACACTACTGATCTAGGTTCTGCAGATTCAGATGATATAGACGATGAGTACGGTAGATTACTTGGTACAAGATATGGTATAGACCCGCAACATTCGCAGGTGAACGGATCTTTCTTTATAGATGAAACCCTAGGTAAATTTCACTTTAGTTCAAACTTAAGCGGCAAGACATTGATAATTCGCTATATAAGTGACGGTATAGCTTCAACAAGTACTAGCGGCATAGATCTTACTGAAAGCCTTATTCCAAAACTTGCTGAAGAAGCTATATATAAACATATATTGTATGGAGTGTTATTAGCTAGAAAAGATTCCCCAGCAGGAGTGTTGCAAATGATAAAAAAAGAGAGGTTTGCAGAAACTAGAAAAGCTAAACTTAGGCTTTCAAATATTAAACTAGAAGAGCTAACACAGATACTTAGAGGGCAATCTAAAATAATTAAACACTAAAGCATGCCAGAGTTGAAGAAAATGTTTTCTGCGGCTAAGATGAACAAAGATCTCGACGAGAGACTTGTTCCTCAAGGTGAGTATAGAGACGCAACTAACATAGAAATATCTACCTCAGAAGGTTCTAACAGTGGAGTAGTACAGACGTTGAAAGGCAATAGTAAAAAAGCAACTATGGCTAACTTCCCAGATAGAACTCCTGGAACTAGAATTAGTGGCGTTTATGATTTAGGTAGTAACTATGAGGGCACGTGCGTAGGTTCCGTAGCTGCTCATGAAAAAGATAAAATATATTACTTTGTCCACAGCTCGTTAAACACTGTTACTGAAGCTGAATTAACTCACGGTAAAGATTATATCTTGGAGTTTGACACTGTTACTGAAACTAACAAGTATGTTTTTGTAGATATATTTAGAGTAAATACGACTACCACTAGCACAGCGGTAGAAGATAGTACCACGTTTCACGTAGAGCTTGGTAGTAGCAGTACGGAAAACCAAACAGGTATAAGAGTTGGTATGAATTTAATATACAACTCTACGTACGACTTAACGAATAACATTGTTAAAGTTACCGATATATCTTACGACTCAACCGTGAGCAAGTGGAAAATAACTGTAGACACCGCTGTAACTATACCTGCTTCTACTGATATACGCTTTACAGCAGATAAGGTTTTAGAGTTTAATAAAAACACTTTAATCACCGCTATAAATATCCTTGATGATTTTATATTTTGGACAGACAACGTTAACGAACCTAAAAAAATACATATAAAAAGATCTATGTTTGGCACTGGTGGATCGGTGGCTGTAGGTAGTGTTTTTCAAGGGGATAACGCTTACTTTCATACTCGATTGGTAGTAGATCATACTGGAACTAGTGATAATTACCAGGTTGTAACTAATGCAGCTGGGAATCAGGTCGTATATACAGACATACATAATGTAGCGGTAATAAAAAAAGGACCGGTAACCCCGCTAAGATTAGATATGTATAGAACCTC